CGTCGACCGCGTGCAGGGTGCCGCGGCGCTGCTGAAGGACCCGCAGGCGGGGCCGCTGGCCAGCAGCCTGCAGGTGACGCGCACGGAGCTGAACCGCGCGCACGGCGAGGCGTACATGGCCGGGGCCGAGCAGGCGCCGGGGGTGGTGGGCTTCCGCTTCCTGCTGTCGCCCAGGCATCCGAAACCCGACATCTGCGACCTGCTGGCCAGGCAGAACCTGCACGGGCTGGGCAAGGGGGTGTACCCGACGCGCGAGGCCACACCCTGGCCGGCGCACCCGAACACGCTGAGCTTCGTGGTGGCGGTGTTCGCCGACGAGGTGACGGATGCCGACCGGGCAGGGCGCGAGACGACGCTGCAGGCGCTGGGCCGGCTGGCGCCGGAGCTGCGCGCCGGGGTGCTGGGGCCGACGAAGGCCGACTACTTCGACCGTGGGCTGCTGACGCGCGGCATGGTGCGCAGCAAGGTCAGCGCGGTGCGTGAGCGGCTGCAGCGGCGTGGGGTGGGCTGAGGCAGCCGCTCAGTCGCTTCGCAGCGTCAGGGGCGCCACGGCGGCTGAGGTCATCGCCGGCACAGCGATGCCAGGGCCAATCGTGATGGGCTCGGGGAACCGCAGCACGATCGCACGAGGGCGCCAGAACGCCCACCAGCGCCAACGCGGGTTGGGTACGAGCGCGCCGGCGATCTGGCCCCAGTCGGCACTGGGTGTCGGGAACGTGATGCGATCCATGCGCCGCACTCTACCGAACCCACCAGATCGGCGCCAGAGCGCCTGAAACCCGTCGGCCCGTGCCTTGGCATCGGCCAGGCCCTTTTGCGGGCTCCTGGCCCGTTCTGGCAAGCCCGGTTCTGCCGCTGCCGCGTGCTCCCCGCTCCCCGCACCCCACAAAGTCGTTGCTCCGCGCCGGTCAGGGTTCACCCTTAAGCGGCGGGGGCCGGCATGGGCGGGGAAACCCTCGGTTGCCGTCCACGGGGACCCCAGGCATGCTCCAGAAACCCGTGGACCCGTGGTTACAAAGTGCCAGAATCGTTGCGGCACTAAGCGCGGACCCTGCGTATACACGCAGTGATATTCCACAGGTAGGGTCATTTTCTCCACGGAATCGGCCTGTTGTTCCACATGTCGGGTTTACCCGCATACTCCCCATATTATTACTTAACTCTTTGATTTGATTGAAGAAAGAGAAGAATGAAGGGGGAGCGGACTTCCACAGGTCTTAATCGAGCGTCAGCTTTGTAACCACGGGTTGTGAGGGCCTTCCACGGGTTTTCGGTGGAAGCCGTGGAAGGCTAAGTGCTTGTCGCGCTTTGGTTTTCCGGCAGAATCGGGGCTCTTCCACGGATCCACGCGAGAAATGCCCCTACCCCCCCTGGGAGGCTCGATTTCTGCCCCGGGTTTACCCTCGGGCGCCATCGACGACCAGGCCGCGATCGACGCGTGGATGGTGCATCTGGGCTCGGCCAAGGGCCGCCGGCCGCGCACGCTGGAAACCTACGGCCTGGCGATCACCCGCCTGCAGGAGTTTCTGGCCGGCAAGCCGCTGGTATTGGCCGAGGCGGCCGAGCTCGAGGCCTTCGCGGGTATCTGGCTGCACAAGCGCGGGGTGGTGGCCAGGTCGCGCAAGCCGTATGTGTCGGCGGTGCGCGGGTTCTATGCCTGGCTGCAGCGCCGTGGCCACGCGCGCGGCAATGCGGCGGCCGAGCTGCCGCACCCCAAGACGGGCCGGCCGTTGCCTTCGGCGCTGAGCCTGGTGCATGCCGAGAAGCTGATGTGGGCGCCGGACCTGGGCACGTTCGCCGGCATGCGCGACGCGGCGATGCTGGCGCTGCTGATGGGCTGCGGCATGCGGGTGAGCGGCCTGGTGGCGCTGAACGAGGGCGATCTGCGCACGATGGACCTGGGCGGCAAGCCACGCATGGTGGTGCGGCTGACCGAGAAGGGCGAGAAGCAGCGCGACCTGCCGGTGCCGCGCGAGGCCGAGATGCTGCTGCGGGTGTACCTCGATCACGAGGGGCTGCGGGCGTTCGATCGTGATGTGGTCGACGGCAAGGGCAGGGCGGACAAGGTGCTGTTCGTGAACACCAACAACCACAGCGTGCCGCCCGACCAGTACCGGGGCGAGGCGGTGCGCATGCGCCGGCACAACGTGTGGCGCATGGTGCAGCGCTATGGCCGCCGGGTGGACATCCCCGAGCGCGAGCTGCACCCGCATGCGTTCCGCCACCTGGTGGGCGTGCAGCTGGCCGAGGCCGAGGAGGACCTGCTGGTGCGGCAGGAACTGCTGGGCCACAGCGACCCCAAGAGCACCAGCATCTACACGGCCATGGCGATGGTGCGCAAGGCGCGCGTGCTCGATCGCGCAGGGCCTTTGAGCCAGATGAAGACGCCGGTCAGCGAGCTGCTGAAGCGGCTGTAGGAGCAGCGAGCATGGCGATGCAGACGCCCGTCGGTCGAACTGGGGCACACAACGCTAAGAGGGGGGCCCGGCCGCAGCGGTGGTTGCCTGGGTGTGCTGTGGGGTTCTCGTGCGTGCTCCGAACTTGGCTCGGGAGCGGGCTAACTCGGCTGCGTGTCCGAGGAGAAAGCGCAGTGGATTGCATCCTGCTGCCTGGGGAGGTGGTGCGTGGCTGACTCTGAAATGCGCAGTGCAGTGCATGCAGCGAGCACTGCTGAGCCCGGGGTGGGGGGTCGGCAGGCCCTGTCCGACCCCCCCCAGGGGGGAGGTGGGTACCTGGACGAATGCACACCGCCAGAAGTCGCGCAGGACCTTCGGCTGCGCGAGCTGCAGGAGATCGGCCTGTCGTCGACCTGGCTGTCGGTGGCGCGGCTGCTGGGCTACGACGCCTTCGTCGCCATGTGGCGCCTGCTGTCGTCGAAGCCCGAGCTACGCGACGACGACGACCAGATCGAGCTGCGGCTGCGGCCCTTCCGCAGCTACGAGCGCTACCAGCGCAACCGCTACATCGACACGCTGGTGGCCGCCGGGCTGAAGCCCATCGAGATCTACGCCATGGTGCACAGCGAGCTGGGTGAAAAACTCAGCCGGCGCCACATAGAGCGGCTCGCCCAAGCGAGCCGGAAGCGTTCATGATCGATCCGATGCCACCGGTTTCAGAACCCAGGCCGACCCGACGCCAAACGCTGCGTCGCACTTCGGGCAGACGGCACTGTCCAGCGGTATGACTGCACTGCAGTTCGGACACTGCCCCTTCGGCTTGGCTGCCAGCGCCTTGTCTGCCTCGGCCTGTGCCGCCACCGCGGCCTCTCGCCGCGCGTTCTCCTCGGCCGCGTGCGCGGCCACGTCACTGCCGCAGTGCTTGCACTTGATGGCCTCAACCCTGATGGGCTCCGCGCAGAAGGGGCAGGGTCGCAGGCTGGCTGCATCCTCTTGCTGCTTGGCAGCCGTTGCATTTCGCCGCCCGCCAACCACCATCATGACCACCCCGCCGATGCCCAACAGTGCGAAGGTCAGCAGCATGTTCTGCTGCTGTTGCATGAGGCCGATGTTGTGGACACGCCGCCCCGGGTCTCCCGTTGACACGCTGGTGTCCATCGCCGACGAACCAATGAAGCCAAGCACGCCGATCAGAAGCGCCACGAATCCCCAGACCCTCATGAGCAGTCTCCACTTCGTTTGGATCGCTCGAATCATGCCGCTTGACACTGCGCCTTTCGTAGCCGTACATTCCCCACGCCCCCGCACATCGGGGGTCGGGTGTGAGAAGCCCGGTGCATCAGCGGCGCAAGCCGCATCGACGTGTCGTCTGCGGCTTTGTCGTTTCTGGACCGCTTTTTGGCGGCCCAGGCGGGGAGCCGCAAGGCTCGCCGGTTCAGCTCCGCTGGTGCCCGGTCTTCTCAACCCGTCTGGGCTGCCGCCTTTCGTGAGAAGAGGGGCTGCAGCAGTTCCAACTGCACCACGGAGGGCCCATCATGGCCGCAAGCAGCTTCACCATCCCCCGCCCCGACCTGGCCGACCCGGCCGAGCAGGAGCCCGTCGTCCTGCACGACGACTTCCGGCGCATCGTCAGCGACACCGCGCTGAGCTTCCACGCGCTGAACCTGGTGCAGCGCCTGCTGCGCGGCGTGCCCATCGAATCGCCCGTGGACGACGTGGGCACCTCGGGCGGGCTGATGGTGCTGCTCGAAGGCATCCAGGGCCGCCTGAACTTTGCCGTCGACGGCCTGGTGGAAACCGCCGCCAAGCTGGGCATCGAGGACAACCCCGTGGACCTGCGCGGCGGACTGCTGTCATGAGCGCCGCTACCAACCTGCGCCCGCTGCTGGCGCCGCAGATCGAAGCCCGCCGCGTGCAGCTGCTGCAGCTGCAGGCGCAGATCCAGACGCTGGAGCGTGCGGCCGAGCTGGACGCATCCAGTGCCTCGCCGGACGTGCTGCTGGCCCTGTACCTGGGCCTGGGCGGTGCCAAGGCGGCCGCCAAGCACTGCAACGCCCAGGGGTGGCATCTTCCCGGCGTCAAGGGCCCGCGCTGCTGGGCGCCCGACGACGTGTACGAGCTGGTGCGCGGCGCCGCACAGCCGGCCGACGCCGGGCTGCGCGCCATGGCCCGCGCGCGGCTGCAGGGCCCGCCGCGCACGAGCTTCCCCGACTGGCGCTGACACTGGTGAAGTACGGCCCGCTTTTCACACGACACGGCCGGCGTGCCGGCCTACAGTCGCAGGTCCCATGAAGCGGGCCGTCATCTACGCCAGAGTCAGCACCGATCGCCAGGCCGAAGAGGGCCTGTCGATCGACAGCCAGATCGAGGCCTGCCACCGCAAGGCCGCCGAGCTGGGCGCAGTGGTGATCCACGTGTTCAAGGACGAGGGCATCTCCGGCACCACCAGCGCCCGCCCGGGCTTCCGCAGTGCCATCCAGCGCTGCGAGGCCGGCGACGTGCAGTACATGGTGTGCTGGAGCAGCAGCCGCTTCGCACGCGACCAGCACGACGCCATCGTATTCAAGCGCACGCTGGTGGCCAGCCGCACCAAGCTGGTGTACGCGCAGTCCAGCGTGGACCTGGAGTCGAACGACGGCTGGATGCTCGACAGCTTTGCGCAGATCATCGACGAGAGCTATTCGCGCCAGGTGTCGGCCGACACCAAGCGCAGCATGATCAAGGCCGCCGGCGAGGGCTACTTCATGGGCGGGCGCGTGCCGTACGGCTACCAGGCGGCGCCGGCGCCGGACGGCAAGCGCCGCCGGCTGCAGCCGCTGGAGCCCGAGGCCACCGTCATCAAGCTGATCTTCCGGCAGGCGCTGGAGGGCAAGGGGGCGTACTTCATGGCACTGGAGCTGAACCGCCAGGGCCTGAAGATGCGCGGCAAGAAATGGAGCAAGAACACCGTGCTCCACATGCTGAAGAGCGAGGTCTACATGGGACGCGTCATCTACAACCGCTTCGACCGCAAGAGCCGCATGCAGCGCCCGCCCGAGGCCTGGGTGCGCGTGCAGTCGCACGAGCCGCTGATCACCGACGACGACTTTGCCAAGGTGCAGGCCGCCCTGGAAGGGCGCGCGCCAGGCGTGGGCCAGTCACCCGGCACCGCCCAGCATGTGTTCAGCGGACTGATGCGCTGCGGGCTGTGCCAGTCGTCGCTGCAGATGACCAACGGCACCGGCCGCAACGGCAAGCTCTACCACTACTACGCCTGCAGGGGCGACCGGCAGGGCAAGCCCTGCCCGCTGAAGCCAATACCGGCCGACGCCTTCGACAAGCGCATGCTGAACGACCTGCTGGACAAGGTGTTGAACGTCGACGTGATCCAGCGCGTGCTGGACCACATGGACGC